GTTCATCCCACCGCCAATAATAACATCGCCAGTTCCGTTTGGCGTGATGGCAATATTGCGGTTACTCGTACTGACGATGGAATTAGTTTGAACATCCAGATCACCGCCAAGCTGTGGCGAAGTATCTTCAACGACATTTGCCATGCCGCCGCCAGTAGCACCTGTAGCACCAGTTGCCCCGGTTGCCCCGGTGACAACGCCAAACGCAAGTGCGCCTGTTGATGCTGTAAAAGCAACTGTTGGCGACCCTCCAGCAGCAACGGCTGATGCGCTGACTGACACAACTCTTCCATCTGTATTCTCAAGCGCGTCAGCATCGCTGTTCCAACTTAACAGCTTCGATGCACTGGGCTCTGGCATTGTAATTGATGCACCGCCTGTGTAAGTATCTGGAAACCGAAACGCCTGACTGATGTCGCCGTCACGCTCTTGTCCACTCATAGCCAAACGGTCAATGTCGCCTTCTAAAGTGTCGGCAGGAAAAGGGTCATTGGTGACATAATTTGACGTTTGTGTCGTCGTGGTCTTGCGTCTTATATGCCATTGCACCGTGTCAGCCGGTGCGGAGCCAGCAACAACGGCGCCTGTTGATCCACTGCCGCCCGTCACCGTGTAATGCGTACTATAGGACTTAGTGACTTCCGCGCCTGTCGCAATCGTGCGTTCAACGACCTCAAGTTCTGCTGTTGACCCTGTTCCAAAAAATGGAAAAGTAACTGCAAAACTTGTTGTTGATCCATTGCCCGTATAGCTAACAGAAGTAGTTGTAGTTGATACCGTCATAGTGTCACTCCATTATCGCACGGCTTCGGTTGGTCTTACGGCGTCAAAAAACTCTTGGCCGGTTTCGTCTTTAATTCGTCTTTCATAGTTTCGCGCCCATCCAGGGTTTAAATATTCGCTTATGTTCCAGAAAAGCAGATAGTCCAGAGCCATGCGGGCATAAAAGATGTTGGCACCTGGAAGCATAGACTTGGCTATGCGGTATCCTGTTTGACCAGCGCGGTCAAAATCTCCTTCAATAAACTGCTTTGGCATTTGGCTGACACGGGCAAGGTTTCCAACAACAGGACCGCCTAAAATTTCAGCCATACCTTCGCCAAACCGCGCATCGCCAGCCGCCATGCCCATTATAGTGTCGCCGTAAAACCCAAGCCCACCACCCTGAGCAAGGCTCCTAAACATTACTTTTCCAAAGTTTTTAGGGCTTTCTATTAGGTTTATTGGCTCCTTGCCTTTGACTAAGTCTTTAAGCGTTGATGCAATGTAGCCATACACCATTGAGGTTAGCAGTATTTTGACTAGCATTCCCGTTCGGTGACCTTCATTAGACTTGCTAAACCCACGCGATAATATTTCCATGCCGTAGGTAACGGAAAATGATTTAAGGTGCATAAAAAGGTTTCTAAATTCTGTAAAAAGATCGCCTCTACGCCCTTGGCCCCGTGCCGCAACATTTGCCTGTGCCCCAGGCGTTAGGATTGCGCTGTTCGCAAAGCCAGTAAAGAAACCGTTGATGCGTATTTGCGCGTCAACATCATCAATGGCACTTATATCGTGGAACTTAACGCCATCGACCTCACGCACCACACTGTTCATTAGATCAAAGTCTTCCGGCGTCAGGCCGTAGGCTTCCATTTCGCTGCGAAGCGAAAGGTTTAAATCGTCAAATTTCTTGCCCGCCTGTTTGGCAATAAAGTTGGACAGACTAAGGGACGCGGCTGTTTTAAGGCTGTCGTTCATCCAGTTCATTCCAGTAACACGCATAACGGCACTTACAAAATGCGCCCCTTGGCCATTGATTGCGTCATTACCAAGCCATCGACTTTGAACCCCCGCCACTAGAGAATCCATGCCAACACCCAAGCTATCAGCTATTTCTCGCGCTTCGCCTGTACGGCGCCCGCCGCGTCCACCTACAGCTTCTGGAATTAGTCCACTAAGAACAGAAGCGTTTGCCTCAAAGAACGGAATACCAACTTCATTTAACCGAATAGACGCTGTGCCTATGTCACCAATAGACGCTATAGTTGTGCCGCCTAGAAGTGCAGCAGAACTTAAATTCTTAGCCCAGTTCGCTCCCCGCGCAATGTAATAACGGGGACCAGATGTTCCCCAGCTTGGTAGCGCGTTTCCTTGCCCTGTCACCTCGTCGTACATGAAATTTAAAGTTGCAACATAACTTGGGTCATTTAATTGTGCGGCAACATCAATGTTGCCTTCGTCTATTGCTCTATTAACTGCCAACGCATGAAACCCGTTAGGCCCAGTAAACATGTGTTTAGGGTTTGGCCCTAAATGCATCATGGCCGCAACGGAATCAGACATCCCAACTAATTGGTTAAAAAAAGCTGTGCCTATGTGTTTGTCGCCATAGGCTTGCATATATGTCCACGCGCTCTTTCCATCTTGCTTGAAATGTAAAGATCGTGCGCGGGACAGTCTTTTGCCCATGTTAGCAGGACCAGTAAATCCAGGCGGTTCGTCAAGATCGCTCATCAAATCTGTACGTTTGCCAACAACAATGTGTTCCCAAGTGCTTTTAAGAAACGCTTTTTTGCTTGCCTCGCTCATTGGGGCTTCCCCAAAAGTACGATCTTCGTCTAACAATTTACTAATATCGTTGTACCACGTTTCAAACCCAGCTTTTGCAACGCGAGTTTTATCATGTGATTGTTTGGCAATACGGCCAATAATACGGGCTATGTCGGCTCCACTACGGTTTCCCTGTTTTCGTAGGAACTCATTAGTGGCTTCCATTGCTTTAGCCACTGCTTCTGCCGTTGGATCACCTGATCCTTTTAACCTGGCTGCTGGATTTTCTTTATCCGCTGTTGCCAGCCTATCCACTTCCGCAACTAATTTTTCGCCACTTTTAGATCGTTGCAGAAACCCTATAGCTACATTTCTTGGGACGCCATTAGCTTCAACAGTACGCATAAACACAGACATCGCCATTGATGCCAAACCACGGGATGTGCTTTCAATAGATTGCTTGTATTGGCTTTTGCCCATTTTGCCCGCCATAATTGCATTAAGCATTACAGGCACTTCTTCAATGGGCGTTTCTCTCAGTTTTGTAATAAACGCTAATTTTATACGGTAATTAATTGCAGCGTTGCGTTTTAAAATTGCCGCCTCGCGCACAGCATCTTTTTTTCGAGCGTTTATCGCTTCGTCCACAGCGGCTTGAAGATCGGTTACTTTCTGCGCTGCGTTGTTGCTTTTAATGGTGTCAACAATATCGACAACCTCTTCTAACAACGCTTCAGCTTGCTTTTCGTCTAGATCGGGCATGGCATCGCGGACTGTCTGGATGCACTTATCAATGGCCATCAGGTAAGCCCTCCAAGCACACACACGGCAGCTTGTTCCCAAGCCTTCTGACTTTCGCGTGTCTTCTGCAACCCTGCTGTTGCCTCATCCAAAAATTGTCGCGCTTCTGGGTCATCGCCGGCTTCAGCTTTCATAATTTCAATCTGTGCTTCGAGTTCGGCAATATCTGCTTCAATCTGGGGAACATCTGCCGCTTCGGTAATGTTCTCCATAACGCGCTCAACTTCCGCCACCAACTCACGCTCTTGCATTTCACCGAAAAGCGTATTGTCGGAATTGGCGTCCCGAACATCCTGTTGGGCAATCTCTTGAATAGTGGGGCCTTCAACATCGGGGTTAATTTCAGAGCGGACAACAGGCACTTCCAACGGCATTTGGATTTCATCACCGCTGGCATCCAACGCCCGCTGTGTTTCTTCTCTCAGCCCCATTGCCTGTTTAAGTTGAGCGGCAGTGCGTGACCTTGTGTTTAATTCATACAGAAGATAGTCATCCCCAATTCTAACAACGTGCATAGCTGTATCAGGGTCTTTGTTTAGTTTTGCCGCATACTCAGCCGTTGCCTTATCAGGATAGGTGACATATTCACCATCCGGCTTGCGGACAAATGTATTCTCAACTGTCAGATCGATGCGGTGATCGTCCTCGCCAAGCGAACGGACTGTTGTGCTAAAACCTTTCTTCTCTAGCTGTCTTGCTTTTTTCTCAGCATCGGCAACATTGCGAAACGAAATCTGTACACCGTCGCCATCACTAGCCGTTACCGTAATAGCGCGGCCTTCACCTAGAGCCGGATCATTGTTGAACCTGATCTCTGCCGGATCAGAAATAACATCCCGATTCGGCCTTGGCCCAGGTGCAGTCCCTTCGTTTTCTTCCAAACTTTTCCGCAAGGCGGTATCAACGCCAACGGGCCGACGCCCTGACATAACCTGGGCAACTGCCGCTTGCATAAGTTCACGCCGCGATTGCTCATCGATTATTTCAATGGCCTTGCTGATACGTTGCGCGGCAAATGCATCCTGTGTAATGCCGCCCGTCTTGTCACCAATAGCACCAATGACGCCGTGCATACTGCCGCCAAGGACCATACCAAAAGCCAGGTTGGCAAAACTGTCGTAGAGATCGTAATCGTATTGGGTGGCTTCTGTTGCCGCCAATACAAGCGGTTCAATCATTGCCGTTCCAACGGCACCTTCAAAGGCGCCAACGCCGGTGCGAACAGCCGCACGGCCCGCCCAGGATGCCTGTCGTGCAAGCATCTGGCTATACCGCGCTGCACCAATAACAGGAATAAATCCAACTGCTACGTTCAGCGGGTCAAGCAAACTTGCAAACAAGCCCACGCCAAATTGGGCAAACATAGTGGATACATCGCCATCGGAATTTGCAAGAATGCCTTGTCTTAGTAATTCCTCTTTTTTCCATTTAACGCGAAGCGCAAGACCTTCTTCAGTTTCGCCTTCAACCGGCGTTAGCTTGCCTTCAAGTTTCTGTTCCTTGATAAGTTCATTTTGTCTGTCTTCTGAAATAACATCGGGTTCGCGTATGGGCCGTTGTGCCAGCCGGTCAAACATACGTTGCGGCGTGTTTGTTGGTTCCGCATCGTCAGCATCACCCAAATTATAATCAAATTGCGGCTGTAAATCTCCCGCCCGCTCACCAGTTAATTCGTTCCACCGCCAAAGCTGGGTAAGAGGGTTAGTGGCCAGGGCTTCGTCAAAGGTTGTGCCCAATACCGTGCTTGTGTCAAACGCACCCTGATGTTGCAACAAACCAAATTCATTTGTTGGCCCAATAGGATTAAAAAGTTGGGGCATTGATCTATCTTTTTACCTTGGCAACCATCACTAAGGCGTCGCCATAGCTGGATTGGCGCCAAGCAAGCGTTCCCAAGTTTGGGTTGCGCTTCGTAATTTGCCGCTACGTCCACGCGCTCCAAAACTATCCATTTGTATGCTGCTGATAGGCACAACAATCGGAACACCGTTGATGTCATTAACAGGCGTGTCTAAAGCCGTTGCCAGTGCCACGCTTTCGCCATCCGGCGTCAGTGTCCATTGCGCGTTTTGTCTTAAAAATAACTTTTTCTGGTCATCACTGGCGCCTTGTGTAATCTGGGTTAAATCGACGTTTTGCATATTTTCGTCATTTTTTAACCACTCACTTAGCCCGTACATTAACTCCCGTGGACGCTCAATAGACCCCTTTGGCACGATACCTTTTAATTTACCGTCCCTGATAACCTGGTATTGATCTTCCACAACAATCTTGATTGCTTTTTCAACAGCATCGCCCACGCTGTCGCCGCCTCTTACATCATTTGTAGCAAGCAACCGTGCCGCTTCTCGCAACGTATTTACCATCATGATGTTATTAGAACCGGCAATCTGGATCATGTTCTCCATTTTTTTCTTAATGGAACTGTCTATGTCTTTTGTAACGCTGCTGTCTTGCAATAAATCTTCAAGATTTTTCATGCCGCCATCGCGAATAATGCCCGCAAGGGTTTGCCTTGCCCTTGGGTTTTCCACAACGGCAAGGGCACTTGCCTCTTTTGACAACCCATTCGTTTGCATTTCACCAAGCATAAAGCGCCAATCGTTTTTACCCATTGTTTTAGAAAGATTGTTAAACCGTTCGGCAATTTGTTCTGGCGTTGTATTTTCGGTTTCCATAAATGCGACTTGCTGTTTGACAAAACTTTTAGGCAGCTTCCTTCGCATTGTGCTATCCATGCCGGACAAGGCGTATGCCGCAACAAGGGACGCCGCATAGTTCGCATAAGCACCGGCTATGTCTTCAGCGGGAGCATTTGCAATAATAAGCCTGTTCCATTCCGTAAAATTTGCCGATACATCATCGTTAGTTGTAATTACATATTGGGCTGGGTCTGCATTTCGCAGCTTAATATCCCGCGCTTTTGCCGCACGAAACTTTGCCAGTTGCTGCTGGTCTTGTGACGCCATGCCTGGAATAGTGCGAACCCGCTTCGTGTCGGCAACAAGTCTTTTTTCCATTGCCATAATTTGTGAGGGATGTTTTCCCGTAATAAATTCCTGATGCATCGCGCCATCTTGAACATCCACACGCAAGGCTTTCATCATTCGTCGTTCTTCGGGGTCAGAAATATTAGCGTCTATTTCTGCATCGCTAATACGCTTTGTTAATTCCAAAGATAGCGTGGCGTCATTAGCTACATCTTCAATTATAGCCTTGAAACCACGACGAAACTTAACAGCCCTTGCATTGGCTTCCGTCTGTATTTTTGCTGCCGCCCGATCAACCAAACCTTGTGCGCGAATAGCATAAATAGACCGCTGCTTACTCTCTAAATTTGGAAGGTATTTTAAGTTTTTTTCCAGTTTTAAAAACTTGGCAGGGTCTTCGCCAATCTGTTGATTGGCCATCGCATCATCAACCTCAGATAAAAATTTAATTCTTTGCTGTTGTGCCATCTTGCGCGACGTTGCCCCGAACTCCACGGCTTCCTTTAATGTCGCATCCAGCTTGGCTAATCGTGCCGTTGCCGCGCCTGGTTCTTCATCAAGATCGACGTTTCTTATTCCTTCAGCGGCAGCAATAACAATGTTTTCGTTAAGCCTGTCACCCTTAACCTTGTCCATATTCTGCCGAAATGTTTGCCGTAACTTTTCAGCTTTTTTCGGCCCGATCTGGCGATTGACCTCAAGGCTATCAATGCTGTCGATACCTTTCTTTAGCGATGCTACCCACACGGCTTCGGTGCCATCTTTTACGGAACCTTTTACAAGCGTGTTCAAAACAGCAAGGTTATGCGCTTGCAATTCCGAATTGTCGCGGGCCACTTGTTCGCGGCGAATTTCAATCTGTCCCTTGGCCGACAGCATAGAATAATCTTTATCAAACTTTTCACGTCCATAGGGTGACAAGCCCTCAGAAGCAGTTTCATAAATCTGGGCCATCCGCGCCTTAACATCTTCGGGATCAGCCGTTGGCGCCACAGCGCCTGGATTAAACTGACTGCTTTTAGGGTCTGATTCCCAAGACAAAGTTTTGTTTGTGTCAATGCTCTGCTTTAATTCATCCATCTTAAGCGTGGCATTAACAAAAGATTGCGTAACCATTGCATCGGCCCGCGCCCGCAACTGGTTTTCCCCAATGTCTGAAACTATCTGGCCAGCCGCTTGCAAACTCTGTCCTGTTTTATCGTCAAGCAAAACAACAGGGGCAGCAGGGACGCCCGTAGTTGTTGGAAGCGTAGCGCGACGCTGAATTGTGGGAATACGAGCCATATACTTTTACCCCAATAAACTTGTGCCAGCGCCGTAGCGGTATTGCGTATAGGCACCTTTGGCCAATTCCTTTGTTGCACCTATTGCCGCACTTGTGCCCGCCATCTGTGCATTTAAGCGATAACGGGCGGCGGCAGCTTCCTGTCCTACCGCCTGTTGCAGATACGCTTCAGCCTGTGTTTCGCCCTTATATAGAATGGCAAGGCGTTCTAATTGGGCTTCGGATGCCGTTTCAGCAGAAATGTCCAGCGGTGTATCCTGGTCAATAACCACGCCGCTTTTGGCGTAGCCAGTGCGCTGCCGTGACAACATCCGACGTTTGTCCAAGTCAAATGTATCCGCATCAAATTCAGAAGCGCGACGGGCCATCAGCGCGTTGTTTTCAGAAATCTTTTTATTATATTGCATCATACCGGCCTGATATTCGTAATTTGCTGATTGAACGGCGCCTTGGTAAGCAGCGCCATAAGCCGATGTTCCCGCTCCAAACAGATTAGCTGCTGTACCCAGCCCCATGTTTGCAACGGAACTATATAAGCCGCTCGTAAGCGTCCCTGTTGCCAAGCTAAACGAACCAGCAGAACCAATAAGGCCAGCAGTGGCACCCGCTCCGACTCCGCCAAACGCGCCAGCCATTTGGGCCGTGCCAAATAATGTAACAGGATCGCACATATTATTTATCCATCATGGGTTATGATACGGGTTATAAGCGCGGTAATGTGGGCGGGCAGGGGCTCGTCATTGGTGTACACCATCTGGCCCGTTGTATCCCATCCTCCGCGAATGTTTACTTTCTTGTCGCCGGTAAACAGCGGCGGTGAACTGTCCATCGGATCAGACCCCGTTCGGAATATAATTTCATCCAGGTTAGATGTGTTCGGCCCAACCTTGCCGCCCAGCGTATCAATCAGGCGAAGGGTGACTTCAAAATCGCGCTTGGTCTTGCCCTGTGCCGTGCCATCATCGCCGCCAGCTTCGGGCCGCAATGTCTTCATGGTGCATTGTTGCGTCAGTCCAATCTGTGCCTTCGTAACCGTCGGATCAATTGAAGTGATAGCACCCGAAGATATATTGCGTTTAGTGTAGACTGAACCGTTGCCCAAAATGCTGACAGCTTCACCCTCAAGGTGATCAAGGCCACTGATAGATGAAGCCGCCGTACTTGAATAACTGAGGCCACTATCGACAAAAAACGCATCAGCTTTTGTTTCATTTTCTTCAGTGTCAAACTGATTTGAGAGATATTCAACATAGCGCCTCGTTGTTCCGTTGATGGTTCTTTGGACAATCATCCAGACCTCTTCCTCGCCGGTTGTTGACGAAGGGATGATGGCTAGGCTTTCGACAACTGCAATTGCCTGATCAGTTGTGGTTAGCCGCGTTGTGTCACTTGACGTTACCGTGAGCGGTCCCGCACCGGCTCTTGTTGTTTCTTCAACAGTAACAACCGCTGCTGCCGGATTGGCTACGGTAAAATCTGCATGGGCATTGATGGCCGTATAAATATTATCTGCTGTCGTATTGTTATTGGTTTGCGTTCTAAATTCATCTGTTCCGGCAGTTCCCGTCGTAGATGTAAACGTCACGGTTGACCCATCAGATTTCGTAAACGTTAACGTGGTTCCGGCGGCAATGTTTGCATAATCGGATACGGTAATTGTACACGCTGCCGACGTGCCGCCAATCTTGTGTCTGTGCCATGCAACAACCTGTTGATCGCGTAGGTACGTCATGCCAACTAACTGGCCATCAGCTTTTACGCCCCACACAACCGTGCTTGGCTCTTGCTGATAAGCAATTTCTGTAATGCCGCCTTTACTTACTTGATTAGATAAAATTGTAAGGTCTGGTGATTGAAAACTGTCGCTTTCAAATGCATACACAAACTCGCGCAACTTCCGCTGCTGGCGTTGAATAAATACCACTACGTTATCAATACGAATAGGCCGGTGCGATGCCGACCCCCGTGTGCCTTCTCGCACAACTCTGACATTCGTTGGCGTTAGCGCGTCAGCCGTAGTTGATCCAGAAATAACAAACTCACCACCAACGGTTCCAATAGCCATCACCTTGCCTGGTGACAACCAACGGATCGCGTTTACCTGGTCTGTCGCTAACGTATAGATAACAGGGTCATCATCCAAAGTGCCTGGAGTATGATTTTCATAATCGCCTGACTTACTGCCAAACAACGTCTGTGGCTGTTCTGTTGTGCCCGCAAAAAATAATCGTTGTTCGTAAAACGCCACTGCTGCTGGAAACCCTGTTGTGTCCGAAAACGCGCCAAGGCGCCATTTGGTTTCAGCCGTTGTGCCGCCAAATGTAGCATTAACGGTGACCGTTACCTCTGTTGTACTGGTGCGGCCCGTAACCGTGGCGAACCCCCACTGGATGCCGCCGTCGCGCAAAAACTTCCAGGTGCAACCATTGTCAACGATCTCGTCGCCTTCGCCGCTTGGCCCGCCTGATCCGGCAGACGTTCCGGCCTTAATGCATTCGTAGACGTTTCCGCTATTACGCTTAACGTCACCTACGGCATAGGCTGTGCTTGCCGCCCAAGCTGCTGCCTGATGGCCAATCGATATAATGCGGCCAACATCTGTTGTTTGAAAACCGTCGCCATTATTAATGCCGGTAACGGCAGAAGCTGTAATTGTTCTTGACGAACCTGACGCATGGCTTGGCGTTAGAGTTGTGTCGGTTATGTTTTCATCCAAATACGGCCCGTCAGTAAACGTAATGTCAGAGATTGTCCAAGACGTATGGCCGGTGCGCGTTAATTTTCTTGGCGTGTAGCCAGAGTGCGCGATGTAAAGAACGTCAGCCGATTGAGCAAATTGCAAATTAAACAAGTCTGCCGTGGCATAGGTTGTTGTGACCGTGTACACCCGCGCTGCCGTCCCGCCGGAAGAGTAAGCTGTAAAACCGCTTGAATTAATGTTTGTGTCATCAATGTCGGTCAGTTCAAACGTGTTCGTTGTCTTGTTTTTTATCTTGTAATATTTGCCGTTTAGTTCGGTCATACCAACGACACTGGCAATATAGATTTCGTCGCCATTGTCATAGCCATGTGAGGTTGCGGTCACAACGCACGGGTTGGCCTGTGTCGCTCCGCTAATTGTCTTGTTGGCTTCAAGAATTATGCCGTTGTCCTTGTAAAAACGGACATACAAATTGCCGAACTCAATGCAATAGGCTTGTGTGGTTGAAAACTCAAAAGGGATCAGGCGCGTCTTTGCGCTTGATGTCTTAACCTCTTTAACAAACCGTGTGCCTGGACGACGGGTAATGCCGCCGTGAGGCTGCACAATAAAATTCTCCAGCGTTTCGGCGCCGTTGGCATATTTGGTAATATCGACACGGCCATAGAGGTCTTTAGCTAACTCACCGGCAGTCCAGTTTGTTTTAATAATCGAAACGCGGGACATTTACGACCTCGCTTCAAGCCATGTGTTTTCGCTGGCAGACGTTGTTTCCTGGGCATCAACCAACCGCGCTTCTTGTATTAGTGATGCATAAGCTGTCGATGCAGCCGTCACCACGGTTTGCGAAGACGTAATTTCATACGCCACATCAGACGCAAGACGCATGGCATAGGCTTCCGTAAACTTTGCATCATAGATTGACGTGTCCGTAACGTCGGCAATGTAAAGGATGTTTAAAGGCGCAGCAGCATCGGTAACAATGTTGCGGCCTTCCACTGACCATTCCTCTGTTGTATCTACCTCAATGATGCGAAGGCAATCAGACGGCCACGGGAAAGAATTAGAATATTCCCAAACAGGTGCGGTTGTGTCAGCCGCCAAGGCGACACGGGTCATGGCAAAATTCCAAGGATGATCGCGCAAGCAATATTGCCGCGACTGTTCATGGATGCGGTTAATTGCGCGGCCTTCAACCGTATCATCTGTCAGCGCCGTAATAGGATCGGCGCCCAAATAGGTCAGACCTTTGTTGGCAATGTCTACGATTGATCCGGCCATATAAAATCTCCAAATTTCTGATTTTTGTCAGAAACACCAAAATCCCGAAAAAGCGTTTTTTTCAGCAATCATTTCATTTTTACGTTTTTAAAATCAGTCACTTAATTTTTTGACTTTTAAAAAACCCAGCGTTTCTGCATGTTTCAGCCATTTTTCAAAAGTGCGTGTGGTATAATGGGTCAACAAGCGGAAAAACCCGTGCCGCTATTTTACATTGTGAATACAAAACCGTGTTGCCGTGGCTTTTGCCATGAAAGGAGAATTGTCATGGCTAACTCAAAAGACTTTCTTTGCTACATCCCGATGATGACGGGCGGCTCATATGGTCGCCATAAAAATCGGGGTGAAGCGATCCTTATGGCTTTTCGATATTTTTCAAGTGATTGGGGCAGCATGTATGATGTCTTCAATCGAGAGATCAAAGGCTACGTTGCCGAGATTACCGGCTTTAACGAAGTTCAATTTGGACCTGTCGAAGGTATTTGGGCCGACATTGAGGACGGTGGTAAACATCGTTTTGAGCTTGAGAAAATTTCTGTTCAGATGCCTCCGCTCAGAAAGAACCAACGTGCAACCGGCGATGCCTTTCGCCGTAAGCTAAAGCAGGCTGTTCTGGCCTCTCAATAAAGAAGCGCTTAGGGCTGCAACCCTAGACGCCTCTAACTAACTTCTTTTAACTTCGCTACGGTAGCACGGTTTTGTATTTACAATCAATTAAAGAGGAAAGGGGGGTCGAAACCCCCCAATCCGTTAGTCAACGATGTAATGAATGATGAAACTCATATCACCGCCGGTGCCACCTTCCGCGTGCATCGTTGCCGCGACATAGTAGAAACCGCCTGGATCAGTTGAATCACCAGCCAATTCATACATCTTCTGGCCGCAAGTGTTGATGTCTGCCGCTTCATGGCGAACATCAGCCATTGCCCCAGCATCAGCAACGGCAGTAGCAAAAACGTCTTCGTCTTTGACCACGCCAGCCGATGTGTAGATGCCTACGTTGAACGTGCAGCTTCCACCAAACGTATCGGACCCAACAAAGATATGGGGCACAGATGCGTTCGACGGGATGGGCGCCAACATAACGATGTCGTTATCGTTGGTATCCCCAGCCGCAAGCGCCACACTACCTTGTGCAATTCGCACACGGCCATGTAATTCGGCACTGTCGTTCAGCGTTGGAGGGGTTGCCTCAAAATTGGCAACCAAGTCGGTGTTTTTAGTACCCATTGGTCATCCCTCCTATGTTGGATCGCATTCGATGTAGCCCACCAACTTTTCCTGCATACGGGTTGCCCCGATAGCCATCGATGCGAAGACTTGCGTCGCATGATTTTTATCGGCCCGCTCAGAAATCTTGATGGACGGTTCAGCGCCTATGGCCAGCTTCATTCCGGCTTTCTGCCAGAACAAGACTTTGTGGTCAGAGTTGCTATCTGCACCAATGAGTTCCGTTCGGATAAAGGTAAACCCCATGAAGGAATCCACTTCCCCGTTTACCAAACTTTTCACAGTGGCAAAATCGGAACTAGTGACTTCAGTTTGACCTAAAAGGTTCTGAAGCTGTTTGGCGTTGATGATCATATACCGATCACCATCTTCTGCCTCATTGGCGTCGAGGATTTGCTTGGCAGCGCGTAACTTGCCGACGTTCAAACCCGTATCAGCAGCAGGGCTGATACCGACCTGGACATCAACAGTGTTAGAACTGTCGTAGCTTGTTGAGGTGCCACCGGCAACGCCCGTAAAAGCGGTCCCGTCAGCAGCAGCAACAATTTGCTCATCCATCGCACGGCCCATAGCCCAGGCAGCAGCCGAAGCATAGGGGCTTTGCGGATCGATAAGCATACGAACACGATCTTCATCATCGATGAGATCTGCCCAATCAAAGTCGATAAGGCTGACACGACGCCTTGCGTGGGGCGTGTCCATCCTTGGAGTGTCACTGTGACGTGACGTGCGCTGTTGAGCGGCAGTGCTTCCCACTTGCTCAAAGAAAGCATTCTTGCCCACGACGGTTTCAACTCCAACCGACTCACGCAGACGAGAACCTTTCTGTTGAACAAGGTGTTCGACATTCCCTTTATATTGCTCAACGAACGCTGTAGTGATTTGAACTGACACTGGTCAATTCTCCTTCTTCACTGGTTGCGTTTAGGGTGAAAGTGGTTGTCCCGTGTGGGGCCACGCGCCGTCTTTCCGGCGGTCAAGTGTCGGGCCGAATGGTTATCCGACAGATACGTTTTGCGCTACGACATCAGTGCCGTAGGCCAATTCTGCTAATCTCTTATCTTTTGCCACCAGGGCTTTATGCTCTGGATGGGCGTTATCCCAGAAAGCGGGGTTTGCCCGTAGCTGGGCCATTTGTTCCTTGGCCATTTCCGGCGTTGTGCCAAACTGTCCGGCGCTCTCGCCTTCCTTGAATTGCGGACCACTGCCCAACGTCATGCCAATTTTGGCAAAGGCGCGGACAATATGCGGGTTTGATCCCAAGCCGGATTGATCTAAAACCTGTCGCAATTCATCGGAACCGTATTCTCTCAAGGCACGTTTGGCCGCTTCTACCCGTTGCGGAAATGCGTTGCCGTATTCCTTCTGCAATTCGCCTTCCCATTCGGCTTGCTGGTCTGCCGCCTGTGTCTGCGCGGTTTGCGCTTGGCCCATCATGTTTTCAACAAAACGGTCATGCAGCCCTTGAGCCATTGACGCTGGTAATTTCATTTCATGGGCGGCAGTGCGAAACCAATCGGACAAATCCTGATTGTACGCTTCAAAATTCTCCGGCGCGGCCAGTTGGTAATCTTCAGCCTTTTCCGGCGTTCCCAGCTTCTGCCAGCCTTCCCATTCAGAAAGATCGCTGCCGTCCGTTGGCAAAACAACTTTGTCGGCGCCCACCTGTTTTTCCAGGTTGACGTAAGATTTTAGAACGTCATCGGCGCCTTTCCATCCTTTGGCTTCAATGACCTCATGGTAATCATCCAGACCTTGCGTCCAATCGGCTGCTACTTCTGGGTTGCCCGCATCTTCCGTAAGGATTGCGGACCCTTCAGTTTCATTCGGCATTAATATCTTCTCCTATGCTAAGTGATAAAAGTTTGTCTTCATCAATACAAAGGATCGATAAAATCCTTCGCACTATGTCCTGTGAGCCGTGCATATGCTGTAACTCACTGTTTTCCCGATGCCCGCTGATGGTTAGGATGCCGCTAGCCTTAATTAGGTCCAGCAGAATAGCCTTGCCTTGCGGGGTGTAGAGAAAAATTTCCTTATAAGCCTGGGCTAGTTCGGCCTGGGCCTTATGTTGTTCCGGCATACTTTTTTTTCCAAAAAGCTGTTGACTAATTTGTGGCTACTGCTAATATTTTTTTGGAACAAACTTTGAGCACGCTGCTTGTAGCGTATCAGATAGAAAAAGCTCCTTCGGGAGTTTTTTTTATTGTTGACCCATTTCCGCTATCTGGGCGACTTTCAGACCGGCATCGGCCAGTTGCGGTGCAGAGTTCATAGCCGTCTGGGCCATTTCCGCTTGCTGGCGCTGGCCGCGCATTTCGGCAACTTCTTCTTCATCGCGGAGAATACGTTGCGGCGCCCCGTTAATCTCAGCCAGAGAGCGCGTGATCTCATCAGTGTTAAAGTTGTCCATGACCGATGGGTCAACGGCGGCGATGGCCTGGACACTCTCAAGAGTACGCAAGATGCCGATACCCTCTGGTGCCCGCATGGCTTGTGTTAATGGCGAAACATACTCAACCTCGTATTCGCCCGCCGCTTCCTCAAGAATAGGTGGCGGTGGAGGAATAACGCCCTGTTCGGCAAGAACGGCAAATTCACGCTCAATCAATGGCCCCAACGCTTCCGACTGCTGTCGGCCCACCGTAGGCGCTAACAGGGCGCCTTTTTCCTGGGCACGTTGCAAAACTTCCGTTGCCGTCATTTGTGGGCTTTCTACAAGGATTTGAAATAAAGTTACAAGAAAGCTGTCGTTAATCATCTTTCGGCGTTGTTCCATCATTTCAAAACCGATGTCTACACGGGCGCCGGTATAAAGAGGTTGAATAGGCGGTTGGGACCGCCCATCCATCCTTGCAAACGTCGCCGCTCCAGGCTTGGCGTTCACAGGGAGAATGACGCCGTCGTCTGCAATAATGAGAGGGGGATCGACGGCCTTCTGCCCAGCGCGGATAACCGTCTTTGACATTTCGTTAATCATCTTAATGTCCGGCAAGATCGTCATGGCAGGAGATCGTCCGTAGACCTCACGCGGGCCGGTTACATAGCGGCTGACAATATAGGGCATATCGTCAAAGCCGCCTTCCTCTATAAGCTGCTGTTCCTTGACTTCATAGTATCCCGAAAACCACGGGCGGTTACGCCGGTCCCGTGCAGACATGTCGCGGTCAGTGCGCGGGCAAACAAGATGCATCAATTCAATTTTGTCATCAGGTTTGTCTTCTGCCATTTTGCGAAGATTGTCGGACAAGTCACCGTCTTCAAACATTCTAAGGGCTTGCCGTGCCGTTACCTGAAACTTGCGGAACACCGTATCAACGCGGCCCATTTCGTTTTCGGCAATATACAGATCGGACAAATGGACTTGCCGGTACATCAGGCCACCATCGGGATGCTCATCAACAAAGAGAGCGCCCGTTCCAAAAGCACCAAGGGCCATGTAGCCCTCATGCATTTCCTTGGAAAAACTGGCTTTTGGAGAATAGCGGTAGCCAAACATGATGCTTGTGACCTGGTCAAACCAAAGCCGGACATCATGGTCACGATTAAGAGAAGGATCAGTAGACCGCAACTGGTGCCAGCGGGAACCGCGAGGGGTCAACAAACTTTCAATGGCAGAGGCAAAACGCTCACAGGCGAGTGCAGCCGTGGCGTCATATAATTTTGATGTGCGTTTATCGCCCGCTGTCAACTCACCCGTGAATATGCGCGAACGCGGCAGAACACGTTCGGCTATCTCTTCCCAATGCCCTTCCCATACGGATCGGTCATTCTTGAGGCGGGCATAGCGGGTAAAAACTTCTTTTGTATCAGGAGCAGCCATCAGACCTCCAAAAGCGTATTCTTGCGGATTGCCGCCACATCAGTGTTGCGCGGCGCTCCCATTAATGTTGTCTGCACACCGTTACGCGGAGCGGACCCGCCGCCGTATGCTGCCGACGCATTGCGTTGTGCCGTATCTAAGCGGGCGCCCATCGATGTTGGCGGTAGCTTTTTACCCGCCGATTGACGCTGCATGGTCGGCACACACACGTTACTTGCCTTTAGGTTTCATTGGCTTCTTCGGTGGTCTTCCGCGTTTAGACCCATACGTTCCTTTACCTTTAGGCATAGCGCACTCCTATTTCTTTTTTGCTTTAGATTTGGGAAAGCCAGCTTTCATGTTGCTGTAGGCTTTTGATGAAATTGTCGATTTGCTTTTGGGCCGTGAAGTTCCCGCCGCACGGCGCTTGTTAATATTGGCATACAAGCCAGGTTTCTTGGCCATATCAGCCCCCTAATAAACTTTTGCCGCTGCCGGACCCCAGCAAGCCGCCATGTGAACGCAATCCAAGAGTACGAAGGCCGCCAAGGATTAACCCTCCTGGTGCGGCAAGTTGGACTGCCGCCAACCCTTTTTCTTGCGGCGAAGCCATTTTGGATGCGGGATTTAAAGCGATGTCCGCTGCTTCCAATGTTGATAATCCGCTGTGACCAAGGTCACTGACAGAGCCGACATTGCGCGTATTGGAAAACGTATCGACTTCTGTTTGACGCTCAACAGTATTGCTGTCGTTGCTATTTGATCCAGCGCACATATCAGCTTCCTAACAATGTCTTTTTGCCAATATTGGCTTCAGTTGTATCGCCCATTGATCCCGTTAGGATCGTGGATTTCCGGCCTTTCATAGCCAGCCGACGACGCCGTAATGCAGACGCTTCCTCGTTGACACGGGGATCATCCCGCGTAGGCGGGGCTATCGGCGTCGGCGGGGGTGGCGGCGCGGGCATTCTGGGCACCGATGGTCCAATGCACATCATCACTCTCCAATCTTGTTCGAGTCCAGCTATAACAGTGATAGGGCACTCTGTTCTGCCCGTAATCCTCAACGGTGGCTTCGCGGACGGCGCCTAGCAGTTCCAGCCAACGATGGGCCACATGATGGTTGTCATGGCTCCAGCATTCCGCTCTCACGCATCCCGCGCTCATCAGGATTGGCATTACCGTCCTGTTGATGTGGCGGGTTACGCTGAGTGCCACTTTCGGCCACCTGTCCGTTGCGAACATCCAGACGCTGGCCACCCGTGGCCTGACTTCCGATGCTCCCCAGGTAGCGACAGGGACCGCCCCACAACGCGCAACAAACTTCAAGCCGTTTCCAGCTACAGTTGCCACTGCCAGCGTTTCCGGCGTCCTTGCATTCGTCACGGGCCATATTTCTTCCGCATCCAGTTCACGCATATTCCGCGCAATCTCAACAACATCAGGATAGCGGGCATCGATAATATTAACCGAACTCATTATAATCACTGATTATAACGGGCTGGCCCCCAGGCTGGCGCCCTGTTTGTGCCATCATGGCGTAATCACTTGCATCGCCGTCGCGTAATCCTATAGCCGCATAGCGCATGGCGTCGGCAGAATGGGAACTCGAATCGTGGTTGGGTTTTTCCCGCCACGTCTGGTTTTTATCATTCCACTGCCTGTGGTAATGCCGCAAATACTTCAGCCCCAACGCGCAGTTTTGGCGGTCAAAATGAAGGGTAGGGAGCAAGGCCCTTACCGCTTCGATCCCGTCTTGAAGAGATAACTTGGCGACAATGGTCGGGCGTACCCCAAGGCCCTGGAGCATTTCGTAACGACTGCTGCCACTGCCCAACTCACGCACAAGCACATCATGAGGAAAATAATGATCACCATAGACATAAGGTTGAGCGCGAAGGTGGCCAATGTAGTGATGCAATCCTTCGCCGCTGCTTTCATAATAATCAATAATCCTGTGTCCAACTTCCCCGCGTATGGACTGCCCGAACCATATGGCCGTACTGTCCCGCATTCCCAGATCAAAAGCGGTCCAGACGGGCGCGTTCGGCTCCCAGGGAACCGATCCGATCTGGCTCTGCAATTCCATTCTGTCCAGTGTCTTGGCGTAGTAGGCGCCCACAAGGGCTGCTGACCAGGAACATTCAAATTCCTGTTCAAACTGGCTCTCATCCATCGTATCCCGTGCGGCCTTCAATTCTTTCTCAGGAATAATCTCTGTCTGGCTGGCAGGGAAGCGCATGGCAAACCACTCGTTATCGCCGTCTTCCATATTGCGAATGGCCGTATCGTAGATCGTTCTAAATTGGTTGTCGCCTCTGGGTGTCCCGATCCACAAACATTTGCCGGTGCCAAAATCAGAAAGCGCGGGTCTTACAATCTCAGGAAACAGCCGCGCATTCATGTCCGCATATTCATCCAATACGGCAGCATCAAGGCGTAACCCCCTAAGAGCATCGGGATTTTCCGATCCCAGCAGCCATATCCGCTTGCCGTCAGGCAGATCGCATCTTAGTTCGGCCTCGTTAAACTTAACCCCTGGTATAACCCCCGCATATTCCCGCAACATAATCCAGGCTATCCGCTTTGCCGCCGAATATGTGGGCGCCACATAAGCCCCCTGGGCGTTCTTGCGGTCACAGGTAAGGATTTCACGCAATAACCAGTTGATGGCCATCACCGTCTTGCCAAAACGCCTGTGACACACCGCCACGTTGAACCGTCGGCATTGTTCATGAAACGTCTGCTGCAACGGCCTGGGCGTATAGGGGATGATTACTCTATTCGGCTGCGCCACTTGACCCACCATTAGGCAAGTAAACCTCTACATAACTTTTACATTCGGGGCATGACAGATTAGTGACTATCATAAAATCTTCGTTGTCCTCATCATCGTGATCCCCTCCCCAAATCAATGGGGTTTGGCAATGCCAGCAATTCATGCGTCACCTTGCAAAAACATCAGTAAGCACACTCTCCAGCCATCATGACTGGAAACCCTGTGCCGGTTCTCTGCCTGTGTATCCCACATCCATAACTCCCCAGGCTTCTGGTCCGGCACAAAATCATGAAACTGTAAAATCCCCCCCACCGCATCGGCAGGGCGCTCTGTCAGCAAAACGGATACCGACACCGCGCACCACGGCATATGCGGCCCGTTATCCAAATGCCAGTCATGGCCTTCCTTGCGGCACTCCACCCTGACATACGAAGGCTCCCGATGCGTGATATCAAACCTCGCAAGCACGGCATCAATAACCGGCTCCACAAGCGGGTCATCAAACCCCCTATACCCAACCTCTTTCGCCAGCAAAGCGCACTGTGTGGCGTCCAGAACGTCAGGGACAACAACTCTAGCCAATCAGCTTGCCATTAAGATACCGCCCACCAACGGACCTCTGAGCCTCTCTCTGAACCTCTGGGGCCGGTTCCTGAACAAAAGCCTCATTAACATCAGGCGTTTTAGGATCATCAGCCATAAACGTCCCGTCATCCTTCTTGGCCCTGGCCCTACGCCTTGCCGGTTCCTTCTTGGTCGATACCTTCTTCGCTGGTGCTTTAGCCATATCAAACTCTCCCGTAAAATTGCGATGGCCCCTCATGCCAGGGACAAAACAGATACCAGCAACAATTATCCTTGCCAGTATGCGGACTGTCTGCAATCCACCTCAGACGCCCTATAGACACCACAGACGCACACAACCGCATATACCCAGCCGATTGCCTGGTATGTGCCCAATCCGCGTCTATGAGCAACCACGCCTGTCGCTGCAAATACATCAAATGGTCAATAATGCTGTGTAAATCCGGCCTGTTCCAAGGCGGGTTGGTAATAAATATATCCGCATCCACATCAAGCAAACGTCGGCAGTCAACCCCCGCCCTTACCTTCGGATGATACCCGTGATCCTCAATATCACTGGCACCCGCACAAACATGGCCAAACCTCTCCAAATGATCGATTAACTGGCCATCGCCAGCGCAAGGCTCATAAAACCTTGTGCCAATCATCAAATGATCAAGAAGCGGTAAAACCCCCGCTTCCGGCGTAGGATAAAAGTCCTTAACCCGCCGATCAAAAACACTGCGTTTTCCCACAATGTTTCTCCAACTGTAGTGAGATACGGGTTGTGGTCCCATCCAACTGTCTGCGCGTCGGTGCCAGCGGGGGTACCCCTGGTCAACGACCCCCTGCCGTCAAAATATAAGAGTAACCCAATAATTTATGACAACGGCGACGACAACCTAGGATTGCCGCGCCTTTTGACTTTTATAGATTGAATGATTGCGATCGATCGATGCTATTGATTGTGATTAACCAGGGCATTTAAACAGGGCGACGTTCGCGGCCGCGAAAAGAGTGATACATGGTGGCGAACTATCCATTCCCAACATCCCAAAATAATTTATCTTTTTTCGCTCTTAATGTTTGACACCATTTATATATGTATATACAACAGTATTCATAGGGCGATTGTGCCCACTAGAAATAAGGAAACAAAACAATGTTAGATTTAATAATCGGAATTTCCCTTGTTGTTGGTCCCGTCTTATTTCCCTGGCTATTAATCAAGGCCTTGGAAATTGTTACCGATGCGACGGTGTAACAATGGAAAACAGAATAAACACAGCAAGCGACATTCTCTATCGTTGGGCTTGCGATCTTATCCCAACCAATGACGCCAAGGAACAATGTAAGCGCCTTGCAGGTTTCGACGTTGATTTTCGTCAACCTGATATTGGCGCTTATGTTCATGCTTTTGATATTGCTTCCGGCAATTTCGTCGAAATTCACTTTTAAGAGGGAAACCGAACAATGGATATTTTTATCACAATTTACCTAGTCTTTTTATTCCTGGCCATTTGGGGCGCTTTCGGCGCTGTCATTTACTTTGGAATAAAGGCGTCGCTGTCATGAACAAATACAAACTCAAAACATATTGCTTAAACATCACACCACACCGCGAAACGTGTGAAACTGTTTACGCTAAAACCGCCGTTGATGCCATTCGCACTGTTCCATTCTGGAAGGGCGCCATTGGATTTGTTGTTGATATAGAAACTAATGGTGAAATTAAAGCACATACACAAGACGGCAACGGTTGCAATGGGGCTTATGCTGAAATCATAAATTGATTATATCGCAAGGCGCGTCGTTTCGGCGCGTCTAACGATGTAATTAGCATCAACCAAGGGCAATTGTGCCCGCCTAAAAAAGGAAAATATAATGTATTTCTATTTAAACCCGAAATCCGCAAACAAAAAGACCGGCAAAATGCCTGTTTCCACAAGTGATCGTAACACTTGTCCCGATTCTTGCCCTTTCAAGAACAATGGATGCTATGCGGAAGGTTACCCGTTAAAAGGGCGTTGGGATGAAGTAACAGACGGCAAACGTGGCGGGTTGTTTTCCGATTTCGTTAACCAGGTTTCCGCATTGCCCGCCAATATCCTATGGCGCCACAATCAAGCGGGCGATTTACCAGGCGACGGTAAAAATATAGATCGTGGCGGGCTTTTAGCACTTGCTGGCGCGAACGCCGGAAAGCGTGGGTTTACGTTTTCCCATTACGACGTAGAAACAAACAAACATAATCGCGCCGCTATTGCTACGGCGAACGCCAAAGGCTTTACAATTAATTTATCTGCTAACAATTTAGATCATGCGGACAAATTAACGGACCTGGACATTGGTCCCGTCGCGACGGTTTTACCTATCGAATACGAGCGCCAAAGCAAAAAGGGCGTTTGGCAAGAAACGATGCATGAATATCGCGAACGCCTTAAAACATTGCCGGAAACGACGCCTGATAAAAACAAATTTGCCGTATGTCCGGCGACGTATCGTGACGACGTAACTTGTAAAACGTGCGGACTATGTCAAAAGCAATCGCGCAAAGTTATTGTGGGCTTTCCAGCACATGGTAACAGCAAGAAAAAAGCAAGCGCCGTCGCTTCATAAACGCGCTCACATTGCGATTGATCGCCATTGGCGGGATTCCCCAGGGATTGCCCGCTTTTGGTGTTAGTAGGGCAATGGTGCCCATGTGAGAGGATACGAAATGAAAATTATAGAAATACAGCCTGAAACAATAGAAGCATTCCGGCGCCAATGGCCATGTAGCGGATTGCATGACGTTAATCACATTGTCGCAGCATTTGCAGAAAATGGCGATTTAGTAGACTATGATTGTTGCGACGAATTAAGCAATCCCATAACTAACACCTGGGAAGAGTCCGGCGCTTTACCGGCGTTATTAGACGACGCAAAACAAAACGCCGAAATTATACCAATGCCCGCCGGAACAATAGGCCCAATTTGGAAATATTAAATTATGACACCCGATGAATTAAAAAGCATTCGCTATGCCTTGGGCCTAACGGTTCGGGGCTTGGCCGATGCATTGTCAGAACCTGGGCATAAACCCGTAAACCCGCGAACGGTTAGACGTTGGGAAACCGGCGAACAAGATATACAAAGCCCCGTTGCCGTCGCTTTGCGTTTACTTTTGCGCGAAAAAAAGCGCGAAAATTGAATAAATTTGGACTAGTGGGCTAATCGCGGATCACTAGTTCCTTTTTCCTGGGTTGCGTTTTCGCCAGCGTTTGGCGTTTCGTTTTCCCAGCCGATTATCATAGGTCCGCTATGTGTAACTTCGCTTTTCTGAATTGGTTGAAAATCTTTAAGCAATTTTTCCGCTTCCCAGCGACTATGTGCCAAGCATTCTTTTGCCCGCAAAATGTCGTCACGGCTAATCGCCGACTCAAGCGCCAGCTTATCCGTTTCCAGGCGGGCAAGTATGCCGTCGCGCCTTGCCTCGTTGACCATTGCCCGCAATTCGGGGTCTTGACGTTTCCATATGCGGACGTTCGTCGGATGTACATCCAGTTCCGCACACAACTCGTTTTCATACCGCCCAGCCTCAAGCCCAAGCAGCAATTTATCGATTAATTTTTGATTACGTTTCGTTGGACGGCCCATCGCCTACACCTCAAAAGGAAAGTGGCTGGTTTTTACGCCAGCCACCTTAAAGACCAAAACAAAGGCATTGGCGGGACAATCCCACCATATTTAATTTAGCCTAATCGGAGTCGCTTTGTAAACTAGGGCATTTCATTGATAATTACATTTTATAGTAGTTTTTTAGCCCTTCTAGCACTAAACGTAGTGTTTCAACGGTTGCTTTTCCTGTTTTCCAGGTACTAATCGGGTTGGAATTTCCGATTGAATGCTCTGCCAGCGACGCCAGCGGATAGCCTAAATGCTTAAGGGCTAATCGCACCTCGCGCTTGGCCCTGGTCACCACTTCCAGCATTTCAATGTTTTGCGTCGCCGGTATGTGGCCAAAGCGCACCGTGGCATACACCTCAACCAGCATAGCCTTGCGGAACACTTCGGCAAATCGCTGGCCAGCTTGGTATTGAGAGCCGTCAATCAAGTCCCGCCGACGCAAGGTTTCAATGGGATCGATAGTGGTATTGCGGGCACGTTTCATGCCAGCAATCATCGTTTCCTCAAGGATATAATCGCCGTGACTTTTGGCTTCCGGCGTCCCTAAATCGCTGTGTGGCGCCTTCAGCTTTTTCTTACGCCGGACCATCAAAACGGAATATCGTCACCAAGGTCATCGTCAATGTTGTCTGGCTTGTCATCAGGTAAAGGGCTAACCGTCGCGTCCTTTGTGACCTTCCAAGCCTTCACATCCGTGTACCATCGCCCGTTGTACTCGCGGCTTTCGAGGTCAATGCCAACGTCAACAACGTGCCCTGCCTTGATAGCAAACTCGTCAATTTTGTCGTTCCAGGCCATGAAACAAACCTTCTTCGGATATTGGCCGTCGGTTTCCAGAACGTACTCTTGCTTTCGCCACGGCCCTTTAGCTGATTCGCCAGACTGTTCGTCAATCACCTGGATGATTTTCCCTTGCAAATTCATGTTGTTAGCCCTTTCTTGACATTATCTTTCGTTGTTTTGATGCTTCCGCACGACGCGCAGATCGGTTGTTTATTTCCATCGCTCCTTCAAAATCTTCGTCTAAATCATTAAGCCCTTGATTGTTTGGAAGTAACCTCTTGCTATGGGTGTTTCGCGAAAAATCAGGTGTACGTGTATGCGTTGATCGCAATTTTTTACCCATTAACCTTTCCTAATCGCCTGATTAATAACGGATTGCGTTCTGTCCGGCGTCAGCTTCTTTTCCAACGCCGCCTTGATTTTGGCGCGATTATTACGCCAATCGATTTCCTCTTTCAGTTCATGCCAGGATGGCCACCACATGGACTGATCCGGCCACTTGCTGAGAACCTCATGCACGATGTCGGCAGGGTATTGCTCCAGGCGCGAACCGTAAGCCTCAACGGCCAGATCCAGCGTGATCTGATCGTCCTTCTTGCGCTTGGTCAGGCTGAATACTTCGGCAATCAGCATTCCCAACGCCTTGGCTGGCATCGGCTGGCTGGCGGCATCGATAGCTGCAATGGCCGCATTGATGTCATCAACGGGGCAGGGGCCGTCGATGGTGTAAGCGACCACGTTAAAATCCCTGTCAACCACTGCGTCTAGCGACGAAACCACTGACTGCGGCAGCGATGCTTGCAGATTGTGTTCCGTTTCCACTACGGATCGGGATTGCTGGCGTTGGATTAATTGCTGTTGTGTCATCAGACCATCGCTCCTGGTTCAACCATGTTGACGGGTAGGGAATATAATTTTTGTCCTGACCGATAGCCGCTTCGATAAATCGATCACGGCCCTGGCAGAGGGTTTCAAAATCAGTTTTTTTGAGGGCGGTTTTGAACGCTTTTCGGGCGCCACCTTTGCCGACTTTTCGCGGCCAGGGTTCATACCAAACCTCGAACAAATCGTCAGATTTGGGCGATATAGTTACGTTAGTAACTATACTAGGTGTAGGTGTAGGTATAGGGGCATTGCGTTCGCATACCTGTTTTTCCTTTTGCCACCGTGACTTAGCGGAAACGCTATTCTTTTTCGCTTTTTTCTTCACATACTCATATTCTTCTTTAAGACGCTTTTGTGTGATGTGATTTCCTGTCGTTGTGAAGAACTCATCCAGCAGATTTTTGACCAGGTTTTCCATCTGATCATCGGTGGCCCGAAGGCGCCTTTTTACCCACTCCAAATCGTTCGGAATTTTGCAGTCTGGCGACCGCCAGATCGTCATCAAAAGCATCAAATACAGACCATGCTCCTCATGCGTCAGGTGCAACGTGTCGGCCATGTAGGCGTCGGTCCAAAGGGGTAGGTGAGGAAATTTAGCCATCGTTTAATTCCTCCTGGGGCACAAAGTAGGCTGGGCGCCCGCCCACAGGGTCTTTCCACCACTTGTCCTGTTTGGCGTCGGCCCCTTTAATCCAGCCTTTAATTTCATATTGGCCATGCATCCCCACTAACAGATAAAACAATCGGTCATCTGCATCGTATGGATGGACAATTAAACTGCCGTTTTTATGGCTGGTTGCGCGACAATCCACGTCGCCAACATCAGGGATTTCCCTGTTCGTATGGTCTGCAAGAAACACGTTTAAATGTTTCGCCAGCGCCATTTCACTGATGGCCCCTTCAATTGACCGCTCCCAGGTGCCTGTTGGGGGTGTATTGCGGAGTTCCGAACGCTTCGCTTTATTCCTTCTAAGCAACCGCATTACGCCGATCATGGCGCCCTGGAAGACTTCCGCATATGACAATTCGACTTTAGCCATCTAATTAGCGCACTCGTCATCGGGAACTTCGCCCAGTGACTGCCAGCAATACGGGCAGGGGACTTCATAAGGTCCATTCCAGTTAACCCGTTCGATGTATCCTTCGCCTTGGCAATCAGGGCAGGTCATCGCTGCCATCCCGTTTGTTGTTCCGCACCAAACTCAACTTCACTTTTCTTGACGCAAGCAGGGCAGATGTCCCAGGCGCCTTCAATGACGGTTGAGCGCACTTCTTTTTGTTCCACGCCGTAAGCCATCACCCTCACAATTCGGTCCACTGTCCGCTGATTACGCCAGATCATGTGTTCATCACGGCATCTTTCACATTCAAAATATCGCATTAGTAAACCTCTTGAATCTTGACGCCTGGAAACAAGGCTTCCACCAGCTTTTTTTTGAGCCGATAAACGGGCGTTTTAACGCCTTTCACATCCTCAACGATGCTTTCTCTCGCAGTGAAATACCTAAAGTCCGCTTTGTATGTGCAAATTTTTTTGCCATCGATCCGGCACTCAAATGCGGGCTGTAATTCCAAATGTGAGATTTCGCCAGCGCGTTCCAGCAAAACAAGTTCCATGTACCGTGCAGCCTCGCGCTTACTGTGGAACACGATGCCATCGACCTCCGTTTTGACGGCTTTGTATTTGCTCCTAAAGGCCATCTTTATTTTCCGGCATATGATCTTCCAGGTTAACGACATTGCCCCTCAGTGGGCCAAATTGGGCATCCAGGGCACGTTCAATAATCATGGTCATGGTCATACCCCTGCGCTCCGACTCTTCCCGTAAGATGTCCATCAGGTCCGCTCGCAACCGAATATAAAAAGGGGTCTTGGTTTTCATGCGTCAAACTTTTTTTATTTAAAACTTGACACTCTTATAGCACACCAGTATATACCCGTATAGGCATTATGTTTTGATGACATTGGGTTGTCAGAACATTTACAGAGGAGAATATACTAATGACAAACGCAATTACGATTGAGCAGACTTGGAAACTGAACCCAGGTAAAGATGATTGGGATCATCTTGGTTATAAGACGATCACCGTCCACACGATATATTTGTCGCGAGTGAGGGTGCGGCCAGATTACATGGCTGACAATCGGCGTATGCGGTGGGCAACTGTAACCAGAATCCTCTTCAATCTGGGAAATGAGGGACACCACTGGAAAGGTAAATCTTTGGCAGAACGGTGGGAAATTATTCGCGGCATAGAAAAACGCTGGTTCCCGCAAGTATGGCCCCGTCCAAAAATTCATATTTACGAATATGCGGGCATTGCAACGTGCGATGGTGAATTGGACACATTCTTTGATTGGGATGATTTTCAAGAACTGCTGTCATACGACGTGTATTCGCCAGTGAAGTCCAAGACC